CCGAAAGACCACACGAGAAGCTGCTGCGCTCGGTTGGAATTCATCACAATAATAGGTTGTACTACTACCAGCCTGTGAAAAAGCAGCAATCACATCACAATATTTTTGATGAACCATACCAGTTGCAAAACCACCGGTTGTACCGGAACGAACTTTACGTACCGTACCGTCAGGCATCTCAATATTTAACTTATACTGCTCTTGTGCATTAGTATTAGGTAAACCAACTTTATCCATCCATTCATATTTGTCACCATACCAACTTTCATAACCCATACAGTTACTTGAAGGAATACGAGTATGAACTATTCTACCATCGGCATCCTTTGAGATATACCAAGAATATTCAGTTTTATGCACACCATCTGAATCATAGCTTACAGTATCCTGCATACCGATTACGGCAGTAGTTCCGACTATCCGGTTATTTGTATTTTGACCATAACCGCATTGATCTTGTGCATCACGACGACCATATGCTGCATAGAACAAGTTAGCTACATCTTTGTGCATCTCCCAGTCCACAAGTTGCAAATTACGTTGTTGTGCATAATAGTGAAAATCGGATTGAGACATACTACCAACACTTGCAGAAGTATTAAAAGCAGAATAAAGAGAATTACCAATAGAGATTGCTTCACCGACACCTGTCAGACAAGGCAGGTGTTCAACCCAATCCGGCTCCATATCCTCAATCTTGTCACTGTTGGATAATACAACAAGGTCAAATTCTGCGTTATTGAAGATCGTGAAATAAAGGAAAGCAGCTCTTTCCGGAACGTCTGCAATAAGATACATTCCTTCAGCAAACTTATTGTTAAGACTCGGAACGGTCAAATCCTTTATAACATTACCGGATGCGTCTACGAAGATACTGCCAATCAAGCCGGTTCCTAACGTGGTCGGGAAACGGACACGCTTATGCTTGGAAACATCGACACCGCAAACACTATAATTCGTGTCTGAAGAATAGCTGTCCGTCAAGGTAGCACGACCAATCAGAATCTTAGATTTCTCCTTATAAAGCCCGGATTCCCGGATATTGGAAAGATAAACTTTATCACATACCGGTATATCCGGAATTTCGGTATTGGAACTGTAACAGGTGTACTTCTTGTTGTTAAGGTAGTCATTAATTCCTTTATACCAATAGTGAGGTTCATACATCCAAAGATCACCCTCGGTACTATCCAATTTGGCCGGAGTAGCACTGGAAATTTTCTCTGAATCGGCATAAAAATTGGAGTTCGCATCATGCAGGTTACAGATTACCATTTTACCTTTCTCTGTTTGTTTACCTAAACATCGGTGACGTTGGGCAAGGATCTTAGTTATATGACCGTTCGCAACATAGCTGTTACCGTATTTATAGCCAGTCAGATTATCAAGGTTGCTGATATTAGCATCATCGGCAACAGTGTCATCAAATTCAATCATCGTATATTTGGGCTGAATGATGGTCAATTCCGGGAAATGCGCAACGGCTGCTTCATATTCCTCATCAGTCATGGAACGGGTCAGACGATAGGTTCCAACCAGGCGACAGGAAGATACATTACCACCATTCTCATCAACACCACCCATTTCCATAAGGTTACGGAGCAGTGTTCCGTCTCCTTCCATGTCAATACCGGTTATACGAAGGTATCTGACAGATGAACACACTGCGAGTAATCTTTGCCAATCAATCAACGCACAACTATCCACAACCAAACGGTTTATGTTGGAAGTTCCTTCTAAGATCAGATTATCATTAGACAGCCTATTCAGATACCGCAATTCAAGAGTCTGAAGAGTAGCAGGAAGAACAGCGACAGACAAAGGAGAACCAAGCGCAAAGGAGACACCGGTCATTGCAGATTTACCGGCACGGAAAGACTCAAGCTTAGAGTTAGAGGACAAATCCATAGAGGTAAAATTTTCACTCTGTAAGCCGGTCAGATTCAACTCACGAAGATTTCTGCATTTGTCAACCAATAATGCGTTCATCGTTTTTTGAGTAGCCTTGCAACTGATATCCAGTTTACGCAATGCAACACAGTTACTTAGATTGAGTGTACCAACAATCGCATGACTGACATCAGTCAGATCAAGACCTAACATTCGGGATGCACCGTAAAAATATTGAGGGTCATTGACGATCAAGTCGGTGTCAAGTGTCAGCTCAACAACACTGCCGGTATCTTCGGCCAAAACGCCCGACTGTTTCGGATCACCGCTAGTATAACCATAACCAAAGTAATATCTTTCGCTGGAAGTGATCTTAACCTTACGTTTATCGGTAGAGAACTTGTAACCGAAATATACCGGGAATGAATCCTGCCGATATGTACCGGCAAGGTATTGACTGTCAAGCAGGGCAAAACGGTTTTGAATAGTGAAAGTACGGTGAGCGTAACGGCTACCTTGCAGGGCATACAGATAGTCATAGTATTTTGTACCCTCCGAAGTAGTGACACCCTCCGTCAAAGGTTTGATGTATTTATATTCACCATCCTTGTTATAAATACGTTCACACCAGTTACCCATCATTTGAACATTGAACATATCCAGGACATCTTCCGTGCTCATATTACTACGAAGCGTTCCGGCAACCTCACGAAGCTTCTCCGGGCAACCGCGAACTAAGTCCCACAAAACACTGTCGTGACCGGCAAAAGCATAACTACCGATACTATCGTCAAAAGATTCATGTGTGATGGTGTAATCGTACTTCAAAACTGAATCGTTACGGCCACCCAGTATGGTATCAAGGTCATAAGGAAGAAAATACCAATGAATACCGTCCCAGGTACAAAGCATCATATTCTTTGCCCGGTTATCGACGGCCATCAAGTAGTCTGTTATCAGATACCAGGCAAACGGGCTGTCATTGCCGAAATAGTCTTTATACTCATTCAGGAACTTGACATGATTACCCTTGCAACTGTATATCCATGACCATAGTCTTTGTACGGCAGCCTTATCCTCCGTATCAGCGTCAGCCCACGTCTTGTCTGCTTTAAAACGGAACTCAAGACCGTCGGCAAACTCTTCTTCCGTGATGTTGGCAGTACCGAACAGACACAACGGATGAGAATTATTCAAGAACTCAATGCAGACACATTTATTACGCTGACCGTTCAGGGCTTCCGCATCATTAAAGCCCGCTATGCCCTCAAAACCATAGACGTTGTGGGATTCGCTCTTCTCATTATTGAAATTGTATTTACCAAGATAGATGTTCACACCGGAATCATCATTATCGTAGAAACAATCAATAGGATCACCATCGACACCGATACGGACGGAAGAATCAACCATTTGCGGTGGAGTCAGCCAACCACATTTCTTCCATACGTCATTGATCAGACGAACAGCACCGGTATTATGGGTACTTGATGAGTCGCTGAAGTCTGCTTTCAGGCAGAAGATACCCACACGTTTTGCACCAGGCTTAAAGCTGTACATCAAGTCCGGAACATCTACGCCGCCAACCTCAAGGGTAGTACCGTATTTTTCAGAACGGAAGAAGTAGATACGATAGTTCTTGCGGGGATAGGTGGTGGAAGAAGTTCCCTGTATCCGGAGTCCGGCTTTACGGAGTATAAAGTCGTATTCCTTGCCGTACTTGCTGTAAAAATAGACATCGGCGACGACCTCAAACTTTTTGTTGTTGGTGGCGTTAACCAGGTTGACATCACCAACAATGCGCATCACACTTTTTCCCTGGGCACGAAGTTTTTCTATGTCAACATCGGAGCCGGTATCATTCATCACGTCATTTTTCTGAAACAGCATAACCATTTCATCAGAGGTGGGACGGTCCACCATGTAGTTTGTCAGCTCTTCATCATCGGTCAAGCCACGACGGTAGATACGAAGGTTACGCAATTCAACATCGGCAGCATCAGAGGATACAGTTATATTGACAGGTGACTCCTGCTTCATGCTTTCCGTCTGTGCGTACTGCTTGGCTCCGCACCGGATGCCGTTGACATACAATTCCATAAGTCGGTTACCCGACTTCTTGCCGATAACGAAAGCGATTTTGTAATTCATACCGGAAGCAAAGGGAGTATCAACCGAACTACCACCCGAAGCCGCGACCATAGCTTCCTGCGCGGTCATCTGAAAACCGATGCCGCCCGACATACAGGAGACGACAACGCCTTTGCGGTCAGTGATATTGCTACACTTCAATTCAAATTCATAGGTTCCGCCATTGGAAACGGCATCATCCGAAAATGATTGTTTCATGATCTCAATGGCAGCACCATTGGATAGCAATAGGGAATCACCAGTCCAACCGTTACTATTCCAGTCGAAACCTGTGAATTTGGTTGTTACCTCGCCATCAGTCCAAACAGCCGGATTCTCTTCAGTATTGCTACGTCCGGCAGCCGAAAGTTTCAAATCAAGGTCGGCCTGTACTTCCTCAATATCAATAGAGGATTTTGCGACATCAACTAAGAAATCATATTCAGTGTTACCGCAAGAGAACCGCATTTCATACTCTCCCTGTTCGGTGAACCGGTTTGTGTAGACCTGAACTGTACGGGGCACACTTACTGTCTGTGTCTTAATACCGTTGCAAGAAACGGACATTTCAGCAGGAGTCTTACCCGGATCATAAGCCACAAATTCGAACTGCAACTTCTCGTATTGGCCGACCTCAAGGCGGGGCGTCAAATGATCATCCGTAAAAATACGACCGTCGGGGAAACGGTGCATCATACCGATACTGGGAACGGAAGAGCCCTCCTTGAATATATCCAGGTAAATACTTTCAGACCGGATTGTAAGATCGGCAGAAGCTTCCATTTCAGCAACCATTTGCACCGTATGTCTACCGGGTAAAAGGTCAGACATCGAGATGCTGAAGCTGCTGTTTGTTTGGCCGGACTTAGTGATCGTCTTGGAGTCTTTCTGGACGCCATCCACATAAAGCATTACTACTTTGTTGCCGGTTCCGGAAATGGTGAACGGAATGGATGCCGTTGCGCCGGCTGCATAGCCGCCAACAGGAGAAGCGATATTATAGCTCGATGTCAGAGACAGAGTAATAACCTTGACGGACGTGTATGCCTGCTTAGTCTGCTTCTTGCCTTCCGGATCGGTAGTCGTCGCCTTGACATAGATATCTGTTGTGCCTAAAAGCAAATATTTACTTAGATCAAGAGTGTACGTACCCTTAGACACATCATTGATGGTTTCCGTATAAACGGTTTGAGCACCACGAAGCATCTGTATGGTGAGCGTGGCTTTTTGTCCCGTAGATTCGCCCTTGTCATCTCCGGAGCTGTATTGATGATCGTAATAGTAGGTAAGATGAGAAGAACCACTCTCTTTGATAATACTGTTATCTACGGAAGCATTGAGGACAATCTTTGTTGCAGTACCGGTTTCACCACCTCCACCGCCAGTACCGCCCTGAAATTCCGTACTGGTGATTTCTGCACCGGACTTGTTTTTGAAAATCAGCTTTACAGTGTTGCTCTCTTCATCAACGACGGGTTCGACATCAAAAAGTGTATTGGCGTCAATCTCATTAAATCTTGCGGTAACCGCACCATTTTGAATAGCATTTGTTGAATTAACGTCCAGACTTTCGTCTGTCTGGGGAATCTCAACATTGAAAGAAACACCACCGCTTTCGTCCGGAGTATGCTTTTCACCGTTGAAAGTTATTGCTTTTATTGCTCCTGCACCACCGTATTCATTCCAGGCCGCCGGCTGATCGAAAGCTGTTATATCATTTGATTCAAACCGGTAATCTTTCCATTTGCCGGCAGACTCCTCGAAAGTAATAATCATGCCGGGCTTCTCTTCATCCTTGACTTTAGCTCCAGAAACGGCTGTTACTGCTGTTTCTTTTGTATAGAAGCCAGTATTTAAAGGATGAAGTTTAGTTACGTTATAAAAGCCACTACCTGAACCGGAGCCACCGGAGATTTCTTCCCACTCACTCCACTTCTCACCTGTCATCTTACGTTGTTTCAACACACCACCGGTATAATACGTAGACAGGAAGATTTGGGTAATGGCATCATCCTCACCGTACCGGGATACAACTAAAATATCACTTGAATAAGTGTCTGTATCAGCCACAATATAATAGCCGGAGTTAACAACAGAATCAATATCAGTATAAAGGACTGTATTGAAAAAATGAAGCATATCTATATTTGACAGATTCTTGTAGAAATCCTCTTCAGTACCCTTATACCCTTTGCCTTTTGCATCTTCATAGGTATTAACCTCATTCCATGAGTCCGGTACATAATCACTGCCGACATATACATAAGTATGATATTTACCTACTTTATCTAAGAATGAACATTTGATACCAATGTTCCTTAGCTCAATAGGAACGAGGTATATAGCCTTATCTAATGTGAATCTGTTTGTATTATCACTCGGATCGACATGATATAAAGATACATTATAGTCAGTAACGCTCGTTATTCTCCAACTACCCCACTCTCCGTTTTTTCGCTGTCTCTGATATACGAACCCACACTCATAGCGTATTTGTTCATAAATGTTCTCATCAAGTATCGTAGTAGCCAAAAGACCTTTTATATCCTTGAATTCATTTCGTTCATCTTCATTATACCGATAAGTAAACAAGCCGGCAGTACCAAACACCTCATCTAAATCTCTTAGATCGTTCAAGAAATCCAAGTCTATAACAATACTACCACAAACATTTATGGCTGCCAATAGTTTTTTCAATTCTCCCCAAACAGAGCCATCATCACTTTTAGATGTCTCTTTTGTTCCAAGAGCTTCCTGTAATTTAGCTTCGGTTGACATCCATTTCCCCCAAGTTGTGTTACCACTGGAAACAACACCACTCCGGGACAAAGTAATAACCGGTCCTACGGTTACTTCAGTAGCCGTACTGTTATTCATTGCATCAAGTTGGATGCACGATGTAAACGACTGATAAACATTATTGAGTCCCAACCGCTCTACTTGAATATTGAGAGGAATACTGGTAGAACCAGGTACAAACACACAACGGTAATTTCCAACAGAGGAATTACCCACATATAAAGAATTGAGTTTTGACTTCAAGTTAGCCAGGGAATCAATCGTACCCAGACTTTTAAAAGGATCAGTAAGGGGATTTGAATTTGTTGAAGTGCCTAATATCCTTTTCAACAGTTCAGCATCTCCGTCAGTAATATTCTTCTCCGCATCCGTAATACGATTCTTAAAATCTTCCAAATCTTTATTAATATAAGCGGATATAGCGTCAGTTAAATCCTGTACCAATATTTTCCGCCCACCACTAATCTCAACATACATATCATCAGACAAAGATTTCACGGCAGTAAGCTGCTCTATCGTGAAACTATTTGTCTTTAACGCTTGCAGCACAAGGCTGACAATCTGCTGTTTCTCCGTTTCTGTCATAATTATTCTTTTAATGAATTATCTAATCATTATCATACACCCACGTTAACTCAATGGTCATACCAATATTATCAATATCATAGTCATACACATAATCAAGATAAAGCTGGAATTCTTTTCCGGTACCTACATCTCCGGCATCTACTCCCTTTAAAATATAGACCCCATCTCTACTAACTACACTACCCTCAATAAGATTACTATATGGACCACCTGTATATAGAATGGCGCGTAAATTTATCAAACTGTCATCCAAAGAACTTTTCAAGCTATCAAGTCCGGTTATCACCAGTTTACCATAACCTTTCCTGCCAATATACTTACTGTCTATGTCAGTAGTCTTAATGGTGATTAAATCCCAATAGGATTGTTCATCACCGCCCGGATGATGAATACTGTTCACTGTGATCATTGTATCACTGTTGATAGAAGTGCCAGTATTTGGAGTAGCATTAGACATATTGATATAAGTTCCAATTTCTGCTACAGGTTTTTCTGTACCAAATTTGATACTACGCATATCCCCAGTATCCGTTTTTCTGTAATTATCACCTTGTACACGTCTCATCGCAACCTGATTATTCCATTCCAAAACAGGATCAAGCGATTTTATCTGCTGTAACTGCTGATTGAAGACAAAGCTTTTCAATCCCTCGATTTCTTGATTCAATTCAGGAACACCACCGTCTTTTCTTGCATAACGTACACCATCAAAATAGATATAGTTACAGCATAGAATACGATTGAGAAAGTCAGCAAACCACACTGGGCAACCAATAGAATTACCTAAAGTAAATATCTTCTGTGTAGCTTCACGGCTATACAATTCTACGATATCACCATCAGCAGTGGTAAACTGTTCGTTATCTACTGTGAATGACCAGTTATTATCTTTGAATCCGCCGGGGGCACGGAAATCGAAGAAATATTGCATACCATCAATCCAAAAGATACAATCCGTCCGTTGCCGGTTATCTTTCATTGAATACTGTATTACAGTAGTCTCATTAAGTTCGGCACTATCATTCGTAACTTTGAATATCTCACTCCAGGAATCACCAATTAACACATCGTAGTAACCGCTATTCAGCCCTGTAATAATGTGAAAGTAGATTATCTGATTATTATTCATATTCCATGTGTGCCACTCAATAGAATCCTGACGTTCATTAATTAAATCTCGTACAACCAAGGCAGGCACTGCATCTGATTTGTCACCTATCAACTCAATGAATATGATATCAGAGCTTGCAAATTTCTGAATGTATTTACTCTTCGCACCGAACCGGTCCGTAGTAGGGTTAAAAAACAAAGGGGTAAAAGGACTTATTTTCAACATAATATTTTAAGCTTTAGAGATAGATTTCACTATAAGTTCATATTTAAGCCCGTCAAACCGTTCTATTTGTCCGTCTGCTTCACTCAAAAATCCCTTATACAAATACTCATCTTTAACAAGAGTAATTATACCATCCACAGGAGAAGGAATAACTTCATCATAGGTATTAAATCCAACTTTACCACAAGTGGCCAACTTTTCAGATATCACAAAATTATCTTTTAACGCAATGTTGTTAATCACAACATCACTGTTGCCATCAGAAGAAGTAAATTCAAGCTTATCAGCGCTAATACCAATATACTTGCTGTTTGCAAGCAACATAGCACGCTGGTTATACATCACATTAAACATCTTATCCGGATTCAACACGCCGCTGATATTCCATCCGGTTCTAATGAGTTTATAGCACATCACCCCAGACGTTAATATAGAATCAGCAGCTCCAACAAAAAACACGTCATTATCACTTTCATTATCAGTAGTATTCTTACCTCTCTTTTGTGCTAAGAACTCAATACCATAGGCATCTGCACGATAAGGACTAATAAGCTCCAGTTTATTATCAGTAATATCTACGCCAGTCATGTATTCTGTCGTAAACCGGAATTCATCACGTCCGTTAATTGAATCATAATCCTGTTTGTCATAGCCGACACGAACAGACGAATAAATCAGCTTCTCATCAACAGAATAAGTAAATTCAGTATGCTCGCCTTCAAATTCTTTGATTATACTTGTGGAAAACAGTGTATCTCTGTGAACGAACTGAACAATATTTCCATCAATTACAGGAACAAAGCCGAACACAGATTCCATCCAGTCAACAAACTTTGTATAAGAAGTATATAACTTCGCATCTGGTATGCCACGAATACTTTCAGCAGCTACTATAACACAATTATCAAGTCTGGAATCATAATTGCTTGCAATCTTACCGGTAATGCCTTCTTTTCCTCCATTGATACTTTTAAGCAAACAATTCAAGACCCTTGTAGGTGTTATTGCATCAATGTAGATAGGATCACTGATAGAATTATAAGTTACCTTAAACTCTTTAATCTTCTTAATGTTGATTTTTGCATAAGTAGTATGAGAAGCTTTCAAACTGATAGAAAAATACACCATCTTTCTTTGACCATAAGAATCAAATGAAGCCTTACTCACGCTAATGCTCAATATTATTGTTTTAGTTTCTCCTTTACTGATGTTCACTGCTTGAGTATTCCCACAAGAGGAAAGAGTGAATGTTGCATATTCAGCATCCCCGCTATTCTCATATTCAACATCCATTTCCACATAAGCCTTAATGCCCGATGCCGGGACACCGAGCAGATCAGCAACTACGCCTTTTTCTCCTTTGTCATATTCAAGGTAGCCTCCTTTGGATATCTCATTACTATAACTGGAAACATAGACATCTGCAAGTTCAATGGGGTTTACGGTATATGTATCACCAATAGAGAAGTTTAGTATATTTTGCATATCTAGCCTATCATAATATAGCTGATGCACTGCCTTTATTTCATCTACAAGATACTCGTATTGTGTTCCCTTGTTAGCCTTAATAAGAGTAGCAGTACTATTATCAACCGTATTCATTGATATCGTATAGCCCGAATTATCGAAGGTACCGAAATCCAGTTTACTACTGATAACAATATCATAGGTGTGCTGATTATTGATTTCGTAAATTGCGATCCGAGCGTCTGCAAACAGATATTTTTCTACCCATTCATCGAGAAGCAGCTCATAAGCTTCTCCTACAAACTCAAACTTAGATGTGAATGTTCTGATAACTCCACCGAATCCATCACGTTTGAGTGTACGCTTTATCTCATCCCAATTCCGGATACAGGATTTAGGAAGTTCATACATGGTACCAGCTACTGTCAGAACATATTTGCAAAGCATTCTTATAAAGTTAAAACGTCCACGGGCAAATATAAAGAAAAAGCCAACCGGTTTCCCGATTGGCTAAATTCTTGAAAATTACACTTTGCAAAAACGAGCTATAACTATTTGTCTTTCAATACCATTTCTATTCCAAGAAACAAAAATGACTTTTCGACATTCGCCAAGCTAATTTTTCCATTGCCTTTTAAAAAAGCATTGAGAGAGCTTCGGTTTATATCCAAATGCCTGGCTAATTCAATCTGCTTTATTCCCCTTTTTTTGAGGGCCTCAATTATTACTTCACGTATCATAAATAGTATTTTGAGACAAATATATGATTCTTGAACGACAATTCTCCCCAAAGTGGAGCAAATATGTCTAACCTCTTTCAGATTTTTGTTTCCAAAGGCACATTCTCAAAGGGTTCGCACCAAAAACTAAGCCATGCGCATTTATATCTTCATTAAGAATTAAGTTTTTCGATTCTTAAAATCGTAAAGCTCATGCCCTAAATCACGGAGAATATTTACAACATCCTGTTGAAACACATTTTTCCAACTACTTGCTGCATAATTTTTTGCCATAATATTATATTTTTTAATTAAATACTTTTATATTTGCCCCATGTGGCTAAATGGTACGTATTTACGTTAAGGTTCAAATCCTTGCTACATTTAATTATTGCAATTAAAAACATATAATTATGAAAAAGACTTTGACAAGAATTTGTCGGTCTATATCAGAATATATATCAATATTTTTCAGAAACTCTCAGAATAAAAGACCGGCAATAATTAAAGATAAATTAGGTCTCAAACTCAACCTTGGTTTATTTCAATGTGAGTGGAGTAGAGAATGGAAGTATAGTTTAAGTGGAAAAAACAACACTTTATGTGGAGATGCAGGTTCGAAACCTGCTCTCCATTCTTTTTATCCACATCTATCTTTTTCGCATATCTGAATTAATTATGAGTGTTACTGGCGAACTTGACATAAAGTAAGCCCCCGATAAAGTACCCGTTGTCTTTGTATCTTTAAGTCTCGATCTTTGCCAGAAAAAAGACTATGC